TCATAAGCATGGGCCGCTTCGATCTCGGAATCAAATAGACCGAGATAATTTAATTTGCCGTTAATTCTTATACTGGCCTGCCATTTATGCCCATGTTTGTTCCAAGAAACACCTTTTAATGCGGATGAACCACTCCTGTTTGAAATCCTGTTCTGATGGTTCTGTTTTGCGGTGCAAATCCGCAGTTTATCCCATCGGTTATCAAGGCCGTTATGGTTCAGGTGATCGGTATGTCGCTTATCGCCGGGTTCCAGGCCAAGAATTAATCGGTGCATGAATATAAGCGTCTGTTTCCCATTTAATCTCGGACTTTTTCTCGCGGCGTAGAAAGTATTTCCACCTTTATGGGCATACCACTTCCACTGAATCAACCAATCGTAATCAGCGTCCTCGACCATGGCGTATTTTCCTCTTGTAAGTGGGATTCGTTTCATAGGCTCATACAAATATTAACGGCGGCGTAGGTATTACCTCGTTTTGTGGTCGCCACAAATGTAAACAGTGTGGATGTTTATTGATATAATCCTTACGGTCTGGGTGATATTGAACAACGCACTCATGGGGATGGAAGAAGAAGTCTTTCACGAAACACATCTGTTCCCAACTTGGGCACATATCTCTACGACTAACGCTAACATGGTCCCAACCTTCTCCCCACGAAGCAATGACACGCAAACTTTTCCTTAGACCACCAAAATCCAACTGTACCGCGATACCATCATCTTCCTCTGCGCCGCCTGCAATAATGGTATGTTCTTTAAGTTCGATTAGTAATTGCTCTCTTGATTTCACGCAACTTCCGCCTTTCTTTCAGCGCAGTTCTTTATTGCCTGACATATTTTAAAACAGGTTCGATTTTGACGCACCGGCAGTTTGGAGCTTTTGCTTTTCCTCGGCGACTCTATTGTTTGTCTCAGGGTCACGCAGCTCGGGATCGACCGGATCGGGACCGTCCTGGCCTTCATTCTCATCTTCGGCAGTTTCCGGTTCCGTTGGCTCAGTCTCAGGCTTAGAATCGCCGTTGCCGCCGTTCTGTGCTTGCTGTCGTTCCTGCAGACGCTCTTTAAGTGCGTTGACGCCGGATTCGACAACGGTAGATTCAACGTGCTGTGGTCCGATCTCCTCAGCCTCATCCGTGGTCAACATTCCCATAGTGACCTCGGGGCAGTGCCTTCTCTGGAACCACGAAGCCGCCCTGTAATGGAACATTTGCTCCGGCATCGATCTCCACTTCGAACCGTCCTTGCTGTCCCACTTTTCGGCCTTGACAAGCTTCCAGTCAATCCAGGGGCCGTAAAGAACGGTTCCGGTGCTCTTGCGTGTGGCGATGGCCCGGACCTTGTAATCAGGCTTACTCGCATCATCCCCCTTAACTTCGTACTCAATCGGATCGACAAACATGCCCAATTGATTGACCAAAGCAATAACTAATGCCGATTCCATGCCAACGCGACCATGAACAGAATATACGTGCTGCATGACCGCAAGCCAGGAGGACCCAAGGCGTGCAGACAGGTCCAAGACAACCAGACAATCGCGGGGCTTGCCTTTGTACCTGTCCGGTACCATGTCAGACTCCGCCAGCGCAGTTGCAAATCGCCAGGCTTCTTCCATCGAAGTCGGCTCAAAGCCGCGTCGCGTCATAGCCAGATTTGCCTTCTCGATTGACTTTGGCGGTGTTTTCTCCTGCTCTTTTTCAGGAACATTGTTTGCTTGTTGTTTTTTAGACATGATTTTCTCCTTACAATTTGATTGATGAATAAGTGTATTCTCGTTTAATTTTTTTCAGCCTCGTAACGCGATATTTCGACGCCTTCGTATATTTAGCCGCGATTTCCGGCAGTTCCTTTCGAAGCCTCTCTACATCAATGAGACGCGAGCATTGCTCGAAATAGGTGAGCATCATAGACTTGCCATCCAAAGCGAACTTTCCGGCCTCAGCGTCACCCAACGCTGTGAGCATCGCAGACTGAGCATCTTCGAGAATAGCCCCGGCCCACTTGACCTTGCCTTTCGCATCCTGCCAATCCTTAATCAACTTGACCTGCTCGGCGTCAAAATCGATTACCTTTTCAGGAACACGCTTGATCATCTTGATAAAAGCAAGGCTCGGCGTCATGTTTTCGGGCGGCGTGTCGTTTTCTACGCAATCCCAAAAGTCCAAAGCCTTTTCCAGAATCGTATCGACGATAAGCTGGTCCCTGCCGACCTCGAACATATTGAATCCGCGACGCCCTATGAAGGCGGGAACGTGGCAGATCTCGCGTTCGGCGCAAATCATGTGATGGTGACATTGTATCAGAACGCGGTCGGGGATCCTGTCCGTACCATCCTCTCCCCATTTCTCGACAATCGGCCCGAACAGCCCTGCCGTCTTGGCCTCGACAGGATTGCCATTGAGAATCACCTGCCCGTCAACGTGGTCTATCATGTGGAATTCATTCAGGAAAAGCTCTACGTTTCTACGCAGCGGCCCGAGTTGCTTTTCCGCCCAATCCATAACTCCCGGCTCGAAGATGGTTCCGGCCTCCGTTACTTTATTGCCCTCAAAGTCGGACGTCCGGTTGGTTTTATCGAGCCAAACATTATAGGCGTTACTGTACTGGTCAAAGCCGAGTATCGCCGCCATATCGGAAGAACCGATATAACCTTTACGCCTCAATCGTTCTGCTTCGTTTATTGGTGACATTGTTTAATATCCCAAATTTACATAGCAGCAATCACCAAATAGTTCTTTCGCTTTCTTGTCGTAGGCTCTCGCTGCTTCTATTTCTTTTTTAAAAAAACCTAGATGTATTCTTTTATTGTTGTGCCCGATCCTCGAATGCCACTTCTTTATGTTCTTATTCCAATAAACACCCTTGAATTTCGAGTTGCCAATATAAGATGGAGCATTTATAAAATTCTGATGTATTTTGCATATACGCAAATTAGATTTTCTGTTATCCAATGAATTTCTATTAACATGGTCTCTTACATACCCCTCACCTTTGTTTTTGATTAAAATTCTGTGCATAAATATTAACTTAGTATTTTTGCCACACCAGACGCCTCTGGCTGCGTAATAATGAGGCGAGTTTTTGTCTTTGTAAGAAAACCACTTCCATTGATTAAGCCACCCGTAATCTTCATCATCGACAATCGCAAATTTACCCTGCGTTAATGGGATTAGTTTTGGCATGATCTTTTTCCTCACAAAACGCAAGCACAAGCCTGCATTGTTCAATATCGAAACAGCCGATATGAGTTTTTCTTTGCGGCAATCCCATATACTCACTCAAATCCCTGTAAGCATGGCCTTTCGACATACCGCCGCCTTGCCATAACGGATCAAAAGCCGCATGAGCATCTATCCTGGCCTGCCTGGTCTCATCGTCCGCAGGATTTCCATTGCCCCAACAGGCTATCGTGCAACCAGGAACCGGGCAGGAAAAACGGGGGCCGAATCGCGTCTTTTTGCGTTCCAGTTTTACCCGGTGCTTCGGGCATTGTCGTTTGGGATTCTTCTTACTCATGACAGTTTCTCAGTCGCCGCCCTAACAACATCAACTAACGTCGCCGGACGGTCATTCTCCGGCTCGGGCCTGCAAGCCTCGCAAAGCAGCAGCCCTTCGTCCGGATCTTCCTTTACACATAATTTGCAGGCTACGTGCCCGCAAACATCGCAAACTTCAGCGCAGCCGTGATGGATTCGAGAATCGCAAGAACCGCATTTTTCAAGTTCGTAATCGTAAATTACCCCGCCGCAAGCCTCGCAGCTTCCGACTTCGACGGGGATTTTTGGCGTGTAGCCACATGAAAAACGATCTAAATTGCAAGACATATATCACCCTTTCTTTTAAAATTAGTGAACGCAAACTCGCCGTAATAACCCCTCGCTGCTTCATCGTAGACTCTTGCTGCTTCAATTTCAGAATTAAATCGACCGAGATTTTTTCTCTTACCATTAACTTGAATTTGAATTTGCCATTTCCTATATTCTTTGTTCCAATAAACACCCTTATAAGAAGAAGAGCAGTTTTTTTGAGGTTGTCGATTGTGTTGATTTTGAAAACGATTGCAGATTCTCAAATTGCATCTGCGATTATCAAGGCCATTGTGGTTGATATGATCGCTTTCCAGTTTGTCGCCTAATTTAAGGCCCAAAATTTCACGGTGCATTCTGATTATCGTTCGATTTTTGTTTGTTGTTAATTCGGACCTGATAGCATACCAGATATTATGAGACTTATAAGCAGACCATTTCCATTGATTCAGCCATTCAAAATCTTCGTCATCAACAATTGCAACTTTGTTTTGTGTAAGTTGTATCTGTTTCATGGTTTTATTTCTCTCAAACCTTTGCCGGGCATCCAAAAAGTAATTACCATCCAAAACACCGCAACGATTATTCGTTTCATGGCTTACTCCCTATTATGGTAACAACAACATTTCGAACACCCCATTCGAGAGCGCGTTGATGTCCTGTTTTGCCTTCTGCATCATCAAAAAACACATCCAACTTGTTACCCTTGATCGCCCCGCCCCTGTCCAGCACCTTGACCGGCTTTCCGCCGTTGTATCCCGGAACAATCAGCAAAGTTCCGAAGGGAATATTTTTAGGGGCAGCAACAAAAGCATCGCCCGGCCTGATTTTATGCCCGCTTGCCGTGATGCCATCGGCGTATTTCCCGCAGCATTTAGTCAGGTGCAGGGACAATATGCGGTTACTCTAAATACTTGAGTAATGCACTTCTGTCCCTGCACTTGCCCTTTCTTGGTTTCTTCGCCTTGAGGCAACTCGCTTCTTAATGGCTGCTGGACTGTCTTTGGGGTGTGCCCCATTGAATAAGTCATTATGATATTTAACATGAGCAGAATTACTGTCAAACAAGATAAGGTTGTCCACCCTATTGTCCGCTCTCTTGCCGTTCTTGTGATGTACACTTTCTATCCCTTTCAATTTACGCCCCAAGATTTGCTCCATAACCAAACGGTGTTTGAGTTGATACTTTTTAGCGGCGACTTTTGTATACACATACCCTTTTTGATTGACATATTCAGCGCCTATTCTGAGCCGAGCAGCATAGCAGCATTGATTCGAGCAGTATTTTTTTCGTGCCGATTTTCTGGCTGGGCGCAGAAAGCCTTTTCCACAAAAAGCGCATTTGATTCGCACCTGCTTTGCTTTGTGATCAATCTGATAGCATGGCTGGCTGCAATAACGAGGACGCCGATAATTATTTTCCTTCGGAATAATTGCGCCGCATATCTTGCACAAATATACATCTTTCATCTTTCGTCCCATTCAAAATAATTCGGGTCCAAGTCGGTGCAGGAAAAAGACTCCGGCGAATTGACCACGCTGGCCAACGGAATTGTCTCGCCGGAATCCTTGGCATGAACGTTCTCAAGATACCAGACGTGAGACGCGAAACCGATTACCGTGCTGGCAATAACTGTTAGGGTGAATTTGATTATATCTTTCATCTTCTATCTCCTAAGAAATTCCCAGCCCCCGCCCTCATGGGCAGAGGGGCTGAGATAAAAGATTCACAAGAAAAAGGTGCCGGGGCCGTCCTTTGGCCCTTCCGAACGCTGCCTCCAACAGATTGCTGATCGGCACCAATACTATGCAGTTCGTATAAGATGATTGCGGCCGGGTCCTGGAGGAGGAAGAGTATAAAAAGCGGATGGAGCCCGGCCATTTTTATATGCCGAATGACAAAAAAGTGTCAAGAAATGGCTTGACGATGTGAATTTCTGTCTTTAATATCGGCATTGCGTTAGTAAAAACAAGGTTTTTCGGGGCAACTGTTTGCTTCCCAAGCTGAATGTCGTGGGTTCGAATCCCATCGCCCGCTTATGATTTAAGCGACGGATATTCAAAGACTTACGGCATCCATGTGGCGCAAAGTGTCTGTGCTTCGGATGAACCTGTCAAAAAAATGTCAAGATTTCTGTCAAGGTTGTGTCAAAGATGGCTTCATTAGGCTACGTTAAAGACCTTTGCAGGTGGCGGGTGCGATGGCGCGCTACTAATCGAAATACTCATTACATTTTCAGCGGGTCCCATGTCTTTATGGAAAAGGCCCAAGCCGTTGCATTTTACGCAGAAATCGAGGCACAGGAAAAGCTCATCAGATCCGGTGACGTCATATCTTCGGAATCGGTTGCGACAGTTTGCGAAAAATTCTACCGACATATTAAACGGCATACACTTCGAACACAGGGGCATTATCGAATGGTCATGGCACGGTTCCTTGGTTCTCTGCCTAAAAGCGTTCTGCGTATTCAGCAGGTCGAGGCGGTGCATATCAATGAATATCTCTACCAACTCCGCGACCAGGGAAATATTAACCGGACCTTAAACGCACACCTGACGGCGATCAAATCGTTCTGCAGGTTCTATGCCGGCCGGTACAAAATCGCCAATCCCGCAGCCGAAGTCAAAATGCTGGCCGAAGAACCTCCCGATAGCCGCTTTCTGTCGCCCGATGAATTCGATGCGATTATCACAAACGCATCGCCATTGGCCCGGGACAGGCTTTTATTCCTGGCACATACGGGATTGCGGGCGACGGAATTCTACGAAATGCGTCCGGCTTCTATCAGTGCCGACCTATCGACACTGACGATTACCGGCAAGGGTCGTAAGCGGCGGTCGATCCCGCTGAATAAAACGGCCAGGGAAATCCTGCCGCGGATCAAGCCGGCCACGCCGAATGCCCTGCTGCTGATGTGCTACCGGGTTGCGGCGAAAGCCGAAATTCCACAGTTCGGACCGCACGCTATGCGCCATTGGTTCGCGACGCAGTTGCTGCTCAAGGGTGTACTAATAGCGATTGTCTCAAAGATGCTCGGCCATGCCTCAATTCGTACAACCGAACAGACCTACGCTCATATCCTCCGCGCAGACCTTGCTAATGCCACCGATGTTCTTGACTCTATGGACTTGTAAAAGAACATATTCTTAATCCGAATCCGCCGGGCCGTCGCCTTGGCGAACTGACTCCGGTCCTTGATTCGTTTCAATTTCCAATAAAGTCAAATCCAGCTTGCCCGTCAAAATCATCGATATGGCGTAAGCAGCGCCAAACCGCACTCCCTTAATGAACGGCGTTACCTCGGATGGCAGGTCTACGTGATCGTAGATTAACTCCTGCAGCGGGCCTTCAAGGAAATCATCGTCAACGAGCTGCCTGCTCAAAGCTGCTATGCCTGCGATTACCGCTGCTCTATGTGTCTGGATTAGCTTTTCTGAGTCCATTATTACATACCACCGTATCTTTTGATCTGTCTATCAAAACTGCTTTTCCTGATTTCCTGCAAATTCAACGCCCCTCTCAAGATAAGCTCCATGGCCATCACAAAGCCGTCCACATAACCATAAATATACATATCAGTTAAGTCTAAGTCGCCGTCTGGCGAAGATACTTCATCAACTAATTCCCTAAAGCCCTTTGCGATATTTAACGAATTCCTACGCATGTAATCCCTCGCCACATTCTCGCAGGCTTCCTGCCGTGTCTTTGCGAAAACAGAGTTGTCTATGCGTGTTTCGTCCATTATTGAGTTACCCCTGCCGTAGTATGTAATTCGGGAGTTCCTTCATCAGATGCCACGCCACGGCCACGCTGTTGCGACAGATTCAATTCTATGGCCTGTTCCTTGCTTCTTATCCCGTTCGTTGATTCTACGGCTGAAAAACGTTCACCAATGGCCTTCTTGGAAATTCTACGGCCTGGCCGATATAGCCAAAGCGGGCAACCAAGATCGGTACAGAGTTTCACTTCTTCCCGTGCGTAGCCGACGCACTCATAACAGAAACTCTTGACAGCCGCCGCCATGCTCTTACGACCAACCGCCTTGGTATATATCCGGCGTTGACTTTCCGGTATCTGGGCCAGCCGGTCCGCTATCTGCTCTTGTCGGCTTTTAGATCTTTCAGGTTGTTTTTGCGTAATATTCATATCGCCCTTGCCGCTTCCACTTTTTCTTCCTGCCCTACCCACCATTTCTCAATATCGCTATCAGAGATAACAAGATGGTCCCGTTCTTTGGCGACAAACGCCCGCTTG